GGAACCTTTGTGAATCCTAATAAAAGGATGTCTTCTTCTGAGATCATTACATTATTCTTAAATTGTGTAGACAAAGATAGGTATAATTATCAAAACAACAAAGGCCCCAATTAAGGAGCCTGAGTTAAACGCCTAAGCGTCGGTCTAAATATACTATATAAAGAGTGGTTATTCGCTTAGTTGATAAAGTCGTTCTCTTAAACACTGTAGATATGTATCCATTGCCTTAATTTGAACTTGCAATAAAATCTGCTGGACTCCATCTATATTTCCAAAATTTTCACTACCGATGAAATCTCCAAGTTTCAACATTTTACCAGCCAAGTCATTGGCTTCTTCATTCAATCTCTCTAAAAATGTACTCATAATTATTATTTTAAATTATTATTCTAATCCGTTCTTCCAATAAAATCTAATGTGATTATCTGGAACTACCATCACCTCAAACCCATCAACTTCCTCAATTGGCCATGCAATACGAACAGTTTTTTTATGTAACTCCTCATTAATTGTTGGACTCTGTTGGTCTACCCAGTCTTTAACAAAGTATGGCCTTGGATCAATCTCAACAGTATATCCAGGTTTGAATGTCCTAACAGAATCTCCAACCTTAATTACATCCTGCCTAACATCAATAACATCTTTTGCATTAGTAATAATCCCACTCTTGCTAACATTACTCTTTTTATTGCAAGTTAAAAACATGTAGTTAAATGGCAAACATGCCTCAATCTTCTGTACTTTCTGTGTCATAATTTATTATTTTAGTATTTATTATATTTATTTTTCCAAGCAATAAATCCTTCAAATGTTGGCTCTACGCACAACTCTTTACACCATCCTCTATATTGTATTTCTACCATTGCCTGTGTAATATATTTAAGTTCTTTATTTGAATACATTATTTTATTTTTAGGGACTCTTAAATATCTAATTCCATTAAACGTAATCTCACTAGAATCTGCGTTTAATTTAAATATTTCAATTGTGTCGCCAAGTTCAAAGAATTTCTTACTAGCCTCATCAAATTCATAATAGAATCTATTTTTATTAATGGAATCCTGACTAAACGAGATCACTGGAATCATCAAGAGTAACAGTAGTATTAATCTCTTCATTTTTCTTTGAATTAAATTTATCTAGTTTATATTTATTTAAATGTAACTTAAATAGTATAGGCATATTAAAGTTAAGCTTCTGATCTTTAATTTCTTCGTATAAATGTCCTCTTAACTCTAACGCTTGAATATTTTCTCTCATCATCTTATACGGCATATTTAACACCTTCTCTACCTCCTGAATATTGGTATTATATTTCAGTGCTACATCCGCAACTATTCCAGTTAAAACCTTATCCATCTATCTTAGAGTTTGAATTAAAATAAATGAATGTAAAAATCTATTAGTTAGATTCTTCTTTCTTTCATCGAGCATCTTTCTAATATTGAAATTTTTATTTTTAGAGGCGGCATTTAGTACTACATTTCTATCAAGTATTTCAAAATCATAATATAACAGATTTTCTATTATGTGCTCTGTATATAACTTTAATAATTCATACTCTTTAGATCCCTCTTGAAACTTATTTTTATAATCTATATTATCCATCTATCTTAAATATTATTTCAACTTTAAAATACTTCTTACTAGGATCATCTAAGTTTGGTATGAATGCTTTGTTAATCCTATCCCCAGCCAGAAAGAATTTCTTCTTACGCAAACTACTAAGCATATTCTGAAATACAGCTGAATTCTTAATATTTGCAGCCTCTTTAACGCCTTGTCTAACCTTAGTGGACTGTAAGTATTCATCAAGCAATTCATCGTCTGTAATCTTCTCTTTTAGCTCAATACGCTTATCTAGGAACTTACCAGCAAGTACAATCTCGCCATCTGACAGTCCGTGTAACTCTCTGGTAAATCTCAGCCATTGCTCACACAGGGTTTCCTTTGTGCAAGAAATGACTGCTCTATTTGTATTAATTAGTTTCTGCTTCTCCATAAAACCAAAATTTTTCTTGTCTATCAGAATACTCTCTAATTGTCTTTAAATCGTCTAGACTATATTTAATCCAACTATTTTTACATTTGTGATCAATACCGGTGTCAGATATAATTAACTTACACTCACACCTTGGACAAAACCACACATCTCCAATATTATATTTACTCGACATTTATTCGCTTTATATTAAGTAGTTTTTCACCATGTGCCATCATCCAATATTCTTCCCACTCTGCAATTGGAGCCTTGCTCACTTTCATTCCACCACAGTCATCGCAATAAACACTGCCATCCTCATCCTCTTTAATATTTAAAGAACAGCATGTTGCTTTACTACAAAACTCAACTGGTATGTTATTATATTCTTCTTTAGTTGCCATATTTTAATTCGTTGTTGTTTTCAATATATCTCTATTTTTAGTTATCTCAAAATCCCAATGCCAACTCTCAGTTGTTGAATGACATAGGCTATAACATAAACTGTTTGGCTTAACACTAAATCCAGTAACAATTCTCTCTAATTGATCTGGATCAGTCTTTAAATAAACAGTGTCGCCAAAATCAAATTTAGTAGTTATATTCATTATTGCCTCTCCATTCTTAAACGTTGATCATTAGTTCCTGCAATATTAATAGTCATTCCTTCCTCACGAACAACCTCTCTTTTATCTCCACAAATCTTGCAATAGGCGTTTCTGTCTAAAGCTGTTCCATTAACTATGGTAATTCTAGTACCATTAATGTTTTCAATCTCATTATACTGTGAGCAAGTTTGGTTTGTGCATCTATACTTTGGCATATAATTATAATTTTATAATATTTTTTACTATTGAGGAAAACTCTTTAGCGCCAATTGATCCAAGGCCAACTGAAGCAATAAATATAAAAATCAATCCAACTACATCAACAAGTGTTTTGATTATTTCCATGACTATCATATTTTAATTACACTACAAAGATAAAACTTATAATTCAATATGCCAAGTAATTATCTATTTATTTTGCAAATATATTCATAATACCATTGAGAAAACATATATGGCAATATCTTTAAATCTGAAAACCCATACAATCCACAACTAAAGAAATCGTGCACTTCTATTACAACAGTTTCTCCATCGCAAACAGCAACATCTAATGTGTATGCAACTGGAGCAGATTTAAACGATTCTATCATTTTATTGATCTTACATACATCTGGAAACATTGTGAAATCTCCAGAATAGTTATTAATTCCAACTAATTTTTGCTTGTGTATAAAGCACCTATATTCGCTTTGTATATTAATTAAGTCTGATATTTGATAATTTCCATCAGGCGCAGTATCGCATATTTCGGTGAATGACTTTATCTTATCATTAGACTTAACAAATTTTAATCCATCTATATCTAGATTAGTACCATTAATAATATTTCTACCGCAAAATTCTTGACTAATCAATTCAGCTGGAATATTAATAGGCCTAGGAATTACTCTGTAGAATTTATTAATATACTCAGACACAAATTCTACGCTGCCAATTGGAATATAATTAGACGGCATATATCCATCTGACAATCTAAATTTAATGTTATTTCCAGTCCACTTATGAAAATCAATAGCTTGCAATAATGCAAAACTAAAATCGTGTTTGACATTACCATTAATTGTTTGAATTAAAAATCTCATAATTTTATTATTTAATATTTAATACAAAGATACATACTATATTTATATTAAAATACAAATCTGTTAATTATTTTCAATAAAAAAATCCCCAACAGAATAACTGCCAGGGATCAAACTGCTATCGTAAGTTTCCGAATCACAGTCTACTATCTAGATAGGTGGGAGGTCTATTTAGTAACTTTCAATAAAATCTCTAGAGATAAACTCTCTCTGTTTGGTGTTAATGTAAATTCTCTTTTATAACCTTCATCTGAGGTTTTCTGCCATGTCTCCAGCATCGTACCCATTGAAATAACACCATCTGTAAAATCCTGATCATTCTCAAACTTAACCTTTGCATTAGTCTCCATATGTTATTCTTTATTAGTTTAAAACTTAAGTGCAGTTACGTTGTTTTCACAAGAGGCTTTACTGCACCACGGTATCCTACTTTAAAGACTAGCTTAATTTTGGATACACTACAAAGGTACAAACAATAATCTGAATATAAAAGTAAAATTGTTATTTATTTGAGATATTTGCAAACGTTTTACCGTCGCTAGTCATAATATAATAATTAGAGTTATTGTACAATGGCATAATACTCGCGCCATCGTTGTAAACTATTACTGCATAAATGTTTTTCAAATCATCTTCAGTCCATAATTTAGTCGTTTCGTTGAACTCAGAACTATTCTTCTCTTTTGACACAAGAATGTAATACTCATCAAGCATAGTGTTAACTTCACCAAAACCGCAATCTAATCTTCTTAAAATAAACATAGTGTATGTATTTATATATATTGCCTACTCTATTAGGTTTTCGGCATCCCCTATATTTTTATTTACACATTAATATCATTTTCCCAGATAGCCGAAATTTCATCGTAAGCCTCGGCCATTAATTTTAATGCACGCTTAACGTTGTCGGCATTATAAGAGTCGGCCTTGTCGTCATCATTACGGGCTATATATAATGGTAATGCTTGTTCGAAATTAACCCTAGCATTATTCAAATCATTAAAACCATGCATCATAAAATATTCTGGAGTGTTCATGTTATTTAATATCAAATTCTTTGAGTAATCTTTCTTTGACATACGTATCGACCGCCAAATCTTTATTATCGAATCTAACAACCCTTTTAACATTATGTAGATAAATTAAGTTTTCAGTTCTAAGTCTATCGTAAATTTTATCATTCCAATTATAGTGCTGTTGACCGTCAATTTCGATTACTAAATTTTGCTCTGGAAGATAGAAATCTACAACATAATGAGAATACCCAACGTAATATATTTTCTGAAACTCATATTTAACTCCAAGTTCTGTTAGCAACATTTTCATCTTAATTTCAGTTGGAGTTGCATTAACGATTAAATTGTGCTTTCTATTTTCAGCTACTTCATGTAGATTTTTAGCATTACACCTAAATCTTGCAAGTTCATCTTTTGGCTTGCTAACAACATTTGCTAATACGAAATCATACGCTTCAGTACTAAGTCCCATATTAAGCAATCCCCTAATTCCATTAGACGACAACTCTAAACATGCATCTGGGCCAACTGTATCTGGCTTGCGATTTAACTTCTTCTTTGAATCCACATAAACTCTAACTTTAGCTTTCTTTGCCATAATCTCTCTCCTTAATTACTTAACGTTTAAACACAAAAACATCTCGTATAGCAGTTTCCAACTATATTAAGATGCTGTTACCAACACTCCTATTTTAACCTTATAATGCCGCCAGCGT